CCTTCGGGTCGTCAGACCCTTCCACCTTGATGCTAGCACCAAGGTTACACACTGTCTGGCTAAAGTCAGCGGTCCGCTTAATCGCGGCGGTAGTGCCGGTGTCACTAGGTTCGTACTCCTTCAGTACGTGTTAACTGTCATACAGTAGAAAGGGTCCCAAAGTTGGCAATGCAGAGCAATTCGTCTGTAGTCGAGCGTACAATGCAGACGGTGTACACGAAGAATGGCGCGACCACGAATGTTGTGCCTAAAACACAACATCTCCCGGTTAACCTATTCTCGTGCGTTCCGAACCCATGTATCAATCACTCAGATCGTAAACGCCCTGCCGCCTACTCATTTAGTTCCACTAAGACTATTTGGCCTTACGGCCGAATCTACAGTGAACAAAACTACAATGGGGATGTTTTCGGAGTCGAGCAAGTCGGCCATTTCGGCACATCGTTTGGCACGTTCCTTGGTGCACCCGCGTTAGCTTCGAAGCTACCGGAATGCAAGAGTCGCGCGCTGAATAAGATGTACGAGAAGGTCCGAAATAGCGAAGTCTCCTTGAACACCAGCATTGGTGAGGGTCGTGAGACTCTTACCATGCTGCGGGATATTGCCGTAACAGCCAGAAAAGCACGAAAGCGTCTCAAGAAACTGAGCCGTGACGTCGCCATCGATCCGTTGCAAACGGTCGGCGGTTTATATCTGGGGTGGTCAGTCGGTTTGTCACCGCTGCTCAATGATTGTGAGAACATCCGCAATCACATGGCAAACGAAGACAATGATCAAATCAGGATTCGTCCGGTTAATGGTCGTGCCAGCGCATTTCAAACCTCCTTCTCCCCTGATGGCTTTCGCACTCGCGAAATGTCCGAACGGATTCAAGTTGGAATTAGATGGCGTCTGGCGAATCTTCACCTTTTCGAAAACTGGCGGCTAGGGTTGACTGTTCGGCCAACTCTATTCTGGGAACTTACGACACTTTCTTTCGTGTACGATTATTTCCTGAACGTAGGTCAGTACCTAGAATTACTCGAGGCCTCAATCCTTAACAACGGAATTGAGTTTATCGATGGGTACGAAACCGAGACCGTTAGAACAGCTGATGAATGGAAGGAAGACTTCTCCAATAACTCCACACCACTTCTGTGGTCGGGCCCCCCGGTTCTCCGGCAAAGGACGATCCACTCAGTGAATGTCGAGCAACGGAAGGTCAGACGACTGTTTAACAGCTTTCCAACACCGCCTCTTCCCGTGGTTAAAATCCCGAGGGCATCAGGTCCGCTTCTGAATGTTGCGGCCTTGCTTTCACAAATCCTTTCTAGGAGAGTTTCATGATCACCAACATGTCCAACCTGAGCCTGATTGACGCAGCGTCTACGCCCGTCACTCATGCTTTCACCCCCGCTTCTCGCGTTGCTGAAAACACTGCCCGTTGGGTGGATCGTGAGCACAATTCGGGCGTCCCGATCGGTTTTTCGACGATCTCGATGTCCGTTAAAGAGCCCACGACCCCTGATGGTGTCTATCGTGTTAAAGTAACGTTCTCCGAACCCAAGCTGGATCTCATCATGCCCACTGCGCCGCGGCTTCTCGCCAACGCTCGGTTTACGGGTGAGTTCATCTTCCCGGGTGTCTTCTCCGATCAGGAGCGCAAGGATGTTGTGAAGAAGGTTGCCCACTTGCTGACGATTGGCACTGCCACGCAGCTTGGGGATAACATCTACACGCTGTCTCTGCCTTACTGATCGGGGGCCCTTGCTATGTCTTTTAAGACTATCGATGGCGTTTTTGAGCGCCTGTGCAAAGGGGTCGGATCGGATTATAGTTTCGCGTGCCTGAACTTGTACCGTGAGGGCAAGTTCATTGAGTTGTTGAATCACTCAATTTCGGCATCAAACTACGACATTGGCGATGTACACCGCTTTCGGGATGATTACCTGATTCAGGAATATCTGAGTAAATCAGAGTTTCTGGACACAGGGATTGATCGAAAGCAGGTTGCCCTCGACAGCTTCACAGCTGCCGAGACCCAGTGCCTAGCTGCTAACGGGCGAATCGACACATTCCTCTATCGCAACGGAAGTTGCGACTGGGCCCACGTTTTGTGCGTGGCTCAGCAAAAAATAGAGGCGTGTATCGGCTCGCACCCGAAGTATGCAAAGCTTCTGAACAAATGTCGGTGGGGTAAAGGGTCTACGTTCTCCCTAAAAGGCGAGGATGCTAGACTAGACTACAAGCTCCGTGAGGGGCAAATCAGTGTCACGAGGCAGGCTTTACAGCACTTACGTGCTGCGATTGCTACGGACTACGCTTGGTTGCGCAGCCGCGGTATCGACGCTTGTGGTCCGACTTCGCTTTTAGCCCACGAGTTTGAGATCGTGGACGGAAGTAGGGGTGTGACTGTGAGTAAGAACGCAAAGACTGACCGTTTCATTGCCGCAGAGCCATCAGGGAACATCTTCCTGCAGCTTGGCGTCGGTGGATATTTTCGGCAGTGCCTGCATCGCGTTGGTATAAACCTTGATGATCAGTCGATCAATCAAGGTCTAGCTGGGTCGGCTCTTGTTGACGGTCTTGCGACTGTCGACTTGAAAGCTGCCTCAGATACCATTCCATCGGCATTAGTATGGCTACTTTTGCCTTACAGCTGGGCCTCGTATTTAGATAGTTTGAGGTCCCCCATGATACTTGTTGAGAAGAAGTGGATCCACCTATCGAAGTTTTCATCGATGGGCAATGGGTTCACCTTTGAACTTGAATCCCTGATTTTCTGGTCTCTAACCGAGGCCTTAAGGGATTGCATGGGAGTCGCTGGGCGCGTTTCGGTTTACGGTGATGACATTATCTGCCCCGCGGAAATGGTGCCTCAACTCAACGAACTGCTATCTTGGTGCGGCTTCACGTTTAACGCGAAGAAAACGCATTCGGAAGGCTTATTCCGTGAAAGTTGCGGCAAACACTACTTCGGAGGTTTCGATGTTACACCAATTTACCAAAAAGTTGACCCTGACGCTAGTCGTGAAGAGTACTATCGTTGCCATAATCGCCTTCTCTATCATGCTGTTGACAGGGGACACGACGGCCGTTATACGGTGCTTGCTGACCGCAAGCTCCGAATAGTCGTCAAATTCCTTCGCCAACAGTTTCGATCGAGCTTCCCGAAAGGGATTGAGCACATGGTACCGATTCTTCAACGCGACGTACGAGAGTTAGAAGGTGGCTTTGCGAGTGATCGCAGAGCCCTTGAAGACACGGACGTTGCAAAACAGGCGAAACGCATGCCGAGAGGCATGTCAGTCAGATGTCAGGTGTGGGGTTTCATCCCCAAGAAGTTACCTGATGCTGACCAAAGCGCGCTTTACGCAGTCCAACTTCGGAAGGGCTGTGGTCGCAGTACGTTTACAATGAACCGTCGTTACCGCTTTATTTTCGGCGGTGATAAAACGGTCTCGTACTGTGAGTGGGAGCTTGGAGATTTGCCTAAGCATGCTATCCTTGCGGATACGCTGACGGCACGTCTCCAGGGGCGGTACCGCACTAAAAAGCGGTACTTCTCCGAAACTCGTGACCTGCGTTGGATATAACTCCTTTCATAACGAAGGGGCCCCGTAAGGGGCAGCGGTTGTAGACACGATGGAGGGCCTCCGTGCCTGTTAAGCGGTGG